CTCTAGTTCTGGAAAGAAAATATCCTCATAGAACTTTTTAAAATAATCATGAAATGTTTTACTGCCCTTACGGCCTCCGTAATGGGTATCAGTAATAAGTGCAATGGAACTCATTGATACATCTTTGTTTGAATAGAATCTTTAATGCTATTATAGTCGGAAGAGTTGCCGTAGTCATCGTCTACAGTGAACACTTCGTCATAACCAGACCTCTCAATGATTTTGCTTCTGATCTCCATCTGTTTTTTCTCCTTCTGGATTCTGCGGAGAAACGCATAGTGAATGATTTGCGTAAAGTAAGCAAAAGGATTGGAGGATTTCTCTGGATTGAAATTATGAATATATTGTACGCAGTTCTCAATGCCATCACAGATCATGTCCTCACGGAACATGTAGTTGACAAAGTTTGGTTTGTAAGACAGGTGCGTAGCAATCTTTAAGAAACATTCTCCAAGATAGTTTGTAATTCTAGGTTTCGTTTCTCCTTTTTCTTCAGCTCTTTTTACATCAATTTTGTATTGAACGATTGCTTCTAAAAATTCCTTGTTGTTGACGTAATGTTCTGATCTCTTGCGTTTTTGCATAAGTCCATAAGTCCCTTTTATCTTAAGTTGTTTAAATTATAACATTATCAGTATAACTTGACAACACCCCAAATAATCAGTACAATTACTCTGTGGAGTTTCAAAGAGATTAGCTATCTTTAGATTCTTCTTCTAATCTATAAAGTTTTTCAAACATTTTTCTTGCTTTAGAAACTGAAAGAAAATTATTTGATTTTTTATTAGATTCTTCTTTAGAATTTTGTTGTGTTAAAAATTTATTATACATTTCTATTGTTTCTGGATCACGAATTTCACTTATAGTAATTACTTTATCCATACTTACTAGAAATGTATCGTCATCAGATATTTTTATCCAAGGATCTACTTTATATCCCTGTATTCCCATTTGTCTCAATGTAATTACTTCTATAGTTGCAGGGTTATTAAGTATTAAAAATAACTGATCTTCTTCAGTAGATGGGGAAACAATAGAAATTATTTCTTCCCCAGAAGTTAATTTAATAACTGCATAGAAATCTTCTTCCATCATTTCTTTAAATTTACTTGTACAAAATCATAGTTAAAATTTTCTTCGTTATAGATTTTTACTCTTTCTATAAGATGATTTAAAGTATAATTTTTTCTTGAGTTCTTAGTACAATCATCAGCAATATCATATAAGACTGCTTGAGTTTTGTTGTTTCCTTTTCTTAGAACTCTTCCGATGGATTGTAAATTACGAATTCTAGATTTAGATGGTGATGCAAAAATTACATTGTGCAGATTTTTAATGTTAATGCCAGTTGAAAAAGTTCCATAAGATGCGACAATAATTGCATTATTTTCTTTATCAACGATCTCTCTTACTAATTCTCTTTCTTCAGCATTAACTCCACCATGAACATAAAAGACCTTACGTCCATCTTTCACAGAATTATTTATTGATTCATATAGTGGTTGTCCATGAGTCTCCACTCTAGAAAACAATACTAAAGTATTTCCCTTAAGATCTAATGCAAGATTTTTAATAAAGTTGTTTCTTTTTTCATGTCCGATAATAAATTGAACTTCATCTTCAAAATTTTCAAACTCTTGAGGGTTGTGTTTCAGAACAATAATTTTGATTTGTAATTTGGAGAGATGTCCTTTATCAATAAGTTCTTTAGTTTGAGTGACTTTGTATGAAGGGCCAAACAACCCTTCCAAAACCCATTTGTGAGTTTGAGTTCCATCAAGAGTTCCAGTAAATCCAAATCTATATTTTGTATTGTCCATTTTGGTCATAATATTGACCAGAGATTTTGACTTGAATTGATGTGCTTCGTCTCCAATAACTACATCAAATGCATCGTAAAACGCTCTAGGCAGTTTGTATATGGACTGCCAAGTGGTGATAACTACAGGGAACTCATTCGTCTTCTCACGACCACTATAGATGCGGTGGCAGAAGTCCTCAGCGTTCCATCCATAGTCTTCAAAGTCTTTGTACATTTGTTCCACCAGAGATGTTGTTGGAACAACCAAAAGAATCTTATTGTTTCTTTCTGCAAAGTATCTGACAACAGAGTAGATCATCAGTGATTTGCCTGATGCTGTTGGCGAAATCAAAAGTTTACGATTATATCTGAGAGCATCATAAACTGCATCAACTTGATAATCTCTTGGTTTATGTTTTGAGATGCGAGTCATGTAATCCTTGACTCCTTCATAGGAGATCATCTCATTCTCTTCCAAAGGAGTTCCATAGAATTTATTGTTTTTGAATTCTACGTTATAGTCCCATTTCTTTGCCCATGAAACTACTTTATCGAGAAGACCTACGTAGATTTCTCCTGTATGTGTTGAGAAAAGACGAATCTTTCCATCCCAATACTTACTTCTGTACTGAGGCATAAACTTTGCCCCTGGTACATCAAAAGTAAAATGTTCCGATAGTTCCTGATAGATGTGTGGTTCTGCTTCAATCTTCAGAAAGACTTCGTTCTTTTTCGCAATTACAATATTAGTCATAACCTCTAATAAATTTCTGCCACTCAATGGCATTTTTCAGTTGGTATGTTCTATTTAATATAGTTTTAATAATGCTGTCTAGGTAGTTCAACATCATCTGATAATATTCGATTTTTGTTTGGCATTTTATTAGATCTTCATCTGCATCTAGATATTTGTCTAGATCATTCTTTAACACCTTATGATCAAATGGTTTTTCAATGTATACATCAGGTTCGGCTTTACCTGTGTAATATTGCCATTTCTCTTTTTTTAAAATTTTATATTTATTTTCCTGCGCTTTCTTCAGAGTCAGGATGTTGTTGAATAACTTGTAATACTTTGCGTGAAGACTGGGAATCTTTGTAGACTCTGTGTGGAGATTGTCTTCATCAATTTTTGAATCTTCTTCCCAAGTTTTTGAATTTCATCCAGGTTCATAGTTAAAGATTTTATAAAGACCATATTTAAAAGTTGCAGTCGCAACTGCATATTGCACATCAGTTGAGGTTGAATCAAAATCTATTGCAGATAATGATACTGGAAATAATCCTTGAAATTTTACAATAGATGATTCTCTAAAGTTACTATTATATATGATTAAAGATCCATCCGATATATTGGGATCTTGTCCAGGATTGTTTGGATCACTATCCTTCCATTCCGTGTATTCATATACACTATCTGGATAACCAAGACCTCTCATCCAATTTTGGATGAGATTATAGTTTTCTAGGTTCTCATCTATATTAAAACGAAGTGTAAAGTCTTCAAAAATTAGTTTGTCACCAGGTATTGCAATATCTTTGAGATAACTTGGTTGTATAGCAACACCTAAATTAATCCCAGGAATATTTGCAGAATTTGAAAAGAAATCTACTTTTGGTGCTCTTGAAAGATTAAATTTAAATCCTTGAGCAGAAAGAAAATTTCTGTTTCCAATTTGTTTATCAAACGCATTCATTTGTTCATTCGGAAATGATTAAATTAAACCATTGATCACTCATTCCATTAATGATATGATTTGCAGCTTCTTTATCTTCTGCATATCCCTCTTTAATGAGATGTTCAACTACAATTTCATAGTGACCGTGAATCTCTTTAGCTTCTCTTGGAGTTGGTTTCATTTTTTAAACTGAGTCCTATGTTATATTTAGACAAAAAAAAGACCCCCCGAGGGGAGTCTTCGAAGAATTTGTGAAATGAATCACATGAGGTTGGTGACCTTGACTCTTCTGTAGTAGCGGTTGCTGTTGAGAAGAAGTCTTCCGAGACCTTGATCGGTTCCTTCTGCAAATGGGTTGGCGACAATACCATAACGGGTCTTGAAGCCAATTTTTGGTTGGAAGGTGTCCTGACCGACGGCACGAACCATCTGGAGAGGAACATATGGGCAATAGAAGATACCTGCGTCATATGCGCTGGATCCCTTATAACCAACAACATAATACTGGTCATTACCAGTGTTGTTAGGATTGACGTTTGAAGAATAAGGATCGATATATACACGATACTTACCTTGGAGAACACCAGCGAAGGTGTTACCAGTGTCATCAACGTTGAGGTTTGCGTTGAGTGCAGGGGTGTAATCGAGTACACCAGCCATGGTTAGAGCGGAAGCAACGTCTGCGGAACAAACGATGGTGTTGCCCTTTCCTCTACGAGTTCTTTGTGCGATTGCGTTAGCGTCTCTTTCGATCTGGAAGAGTAGACCCTTGAACTTCTCAACTGACCAACGACCGTTGGAGTCAACGTCGAGGTCGAATACACCAGGAGTTGCGGTGTTGGTTACAGCACCTTGCTCAGCAACCTTATAAATGGTTCTGATGACTTCTCTGTTGATTTCAGCGAGGATCTCAGTTGAGAGAAGGTTAGCAAGTTCTGCCTCAGCGTTTAGACCGTGGATTGCCTTGAGGTCCTGAGCGAGTTCTAATGAGTACTCAGCTTTTAGAGCTCTTGACTTCGCGGTTACAGTGACTTTCTCGATCGAGAATGCCATCTGGTTGAATGCGTTAGCAGCGTCGTCTCCGAGTGCCTCAGCATCTCCAGTTTGCATACCCTGACCAACGTTATATGGTGAAGGGTTGGTGGCTGCAACACCTACTGGGTTTAGTGCATATGGGTTCGAACCGCTCTGAGCAGTAGTACCGAAACCAACGTCTCCATCAGAGAATCCGCCTTCAAGGTTACGGCTATTGTTCTGACCAGAGAATGCAGAATCGACTTCATTGAAGAATGTTTCGTCGCCAGTCTGGCTCTGATAACGGGAACGCATTGCAAAGATGAGTCCAGTAGGACCGGACATTGGCTGAACACCACAGATGTCGTATGCAATGAGGTTAGGCATTGCACGACGGATGAGGCTGATTAGTACTGGATCGAAACCAGCAACAGGACCAGCTGCAGCAGCGTCACCAGAGAAACCTGCAGGGGATGAACCTGCGGACATTGTTGGAGCAGCTTCTCCGAGGAATGAAGCAGCTTCACGGGCTTCTCTTTCTTGGTTCTCAAGAAGTTGTGCAGTTACTGCACGTTTGTGGGAATCTGTGATTGCTCCTGAACCTTCGTGGTCCAGGATTGGAGCCCACTTCTCCATTAACATTTGGGTATTAATTCCGTCCATTTGTTTTTTATACCTCTTTTTTAAAGTGTTGTTGAATTGCGGTTTGAGTATTATCTAGAAATCACTTTTTAGCAACGTTGGAAAGAGCTCTTAAATAAGCGTCCATGGTAGACGAATGAGTCGTCTCCTGGAAATTAGCTTCTTCTTTTAGATATTCCGTTTCGTCAGCAGGAGTACTAGCGTGCTCTTGGAAATAAGAATTTCTCAGAGTTACCAGTTTCTCACGATAGCTCTCTTCACTCTCAGACTCAACACTTTCTGCGAGGCGTGCAA